CATTGTAAACAACTTTTATTGCCGCTACGCCTGTTGGAAATGTTTTTCTATTTCCGCTAGTGTATGTTCTTATAATAGCGTCTGACGCTTGGTCAAAGTAGTATTCATATTTTGCTGTTGTTAATTCTGTATAAGTACCAGCATAAGTTGTTCTTTCATGAACACTATCTATAGTAGTAACTGGACTTTCACTTAATATAACCATACTTATGTTAGTATCATTTACATTAAAAAATTCAGTTTTATCTGTAGAGTAATAGTCTACAAACGAAGTACCACAATACTTCTTGGCAAGGTCACTAACTTGGGGTACAATAATGTCGAGGCGTTGATCTTCTTTCTGACCTGTAATGCCCTCTGCGTTTTTGAATTCTTGTACTGTTATTAAATCTGCCATAGTTAAAAAGGGGGAATGTTAGGTACATTCCCGAAAACCATTTCGTGTTAAGAATTAATTCTTACGCGTTTTTGTACTGTAAAGCCCACTTAGAAGTAGCGCCATCGATTAAATCAATGAAACCAAGTCTTTGTGAAGCAACTAGTACTGTTCTTTGTGAAGCTACTTCGTAGTCAGACTCGATGGTTACACCTCTGAGTCTTGGCATTACGTAGTTTCTAGCGTAAACTGCACATGCGTGGAATTTACTTGTTGCTGGAGCTGCGAACTCATCACATACGATTACTTTAGAACCGAATACTGAACCAATTTCGCCACTGATTTTAGTAGCCATGTCACCAACTAAGTTAACATCTTGGAATTCAGCATCTTCTAGTAACTCATAGTACCCTCTTTGTGATACGATATAAACAACATCAGATGGGTTTAAACCATATTTGCCCATATTCTTTCTAGCAGCTAATAATTGTAAAGCTGTTAGTGAATCAGCAGCAAAAGCAGTTCCTGATGCAGTAAAGTCTGAATCGTTTCTTGCTAAGTGAAGTAGACCTTCGAATGTAGCACCTGAAGTACCATATACGCCGTCTGCATCGTCACCAGCTAAAATTGCGTTTTCAATACCTCTAGCATGAGACCTAACCATAGATTCTCTAATTAGTGGTAAGATTGGCATGATTGCATCTTCTTCAGTTTCGTTACCTAAGTAAGATTGTGAAATAAGTTTTTTAGTTGAAAGTGTTCTTTCAGCCATTACTATACCAGCACCGTTTGCAGGGTCATAAGCATCGCCTCTTGGGTCTAAGTTACCATGAGGTGCAGAACCTGAAGCGATTTGGTTAGCTGTAAATTCAGCATAACCTGCATCTGGTAAGATAGGAAGAATTTGAGTTGCTGAAGTCATTTGGATTTCTCTAAATAACGGTGCAAGTACTAATTCATTCTGAATATCTCTTTCTACGTTTGTTGAAACAACTTGCTCAAAATCAGCTGATGATACATCAACACCTGACATTTGATTAACTTTCTGCATTACGTCTTTCGCGTAGTCAGAGTTCCAACCTTTACCTGTAGCTAAACCAGCAAATTTTGCATCAAGAATATCATTCTCAAACGCTTTTTTCCAGTCGCCATTTCCTTGTCTGTCTGAGAATATTCTTTTTGACTCTCTCATTTTCATGATTTCATCAGACTTCTCAACTAAGTTAGCTTCTAGCTCTTTGACTACTCTTTCAAGGTCTTCGTGCTTTTCATTAACTCTTGTCTCAACATCAGACATAAGCTTTTCAGCTCCAGTAATAACTGACGTTACTACTTGTTTTTGTTCTTCCTGCTTAGCTTCTTCTACAGCCTTCTGCTCAGTTTCTACAGCTAATTTCTCATCTGCATCTGCCTGTGCTTTAGCTTTTTGTTCTGCTTGTTGCATTGCAATTTTAGTCGCAGTATCTTCTGCTACTTTCTTTGCGAATGCTTCAAGGTCAAAGCTCTCAGGAGTTATATTTTTGTCATTTGACATAGATTTCTCCGTTTCTTGGGATAATTCCCCTTTTGGCTGCTCGACTTCAACAGCATCTGCTGAATTAATTGAGTTAGCCTGATTGCTAAAAGTTTGCTTAAACTTATTGTATTCTTCCATGTTGTCAAATGATTTGGCAACTGAAAAAGTAGCAGCTTGGTTACAGGGAACTGTAACTACTGATACTTCAAAAAGCTCTGCGTCCTTTATCCTATATCCGTCGGTTTCTGTCATATAGTCAGCGTCCTTAACTCTGAAACCAACAGAAAAAGCTCCAAGGACACCGTCTTTAATTAAATCTTTAATTTCACCAGCTGACTTCGAGATTCTAGCATTGAGCTCTAATCCTTTGTCGCCGACACCTATACCAGTAGCTCTACCGATAGGTCTGTCATAATTGTGGTTAAATAATATAACAGGGTTGTTTTTAAAATTCTCTAATCCACCTTTAAGCCATGCATCATGTTCAACGATATCGCCAGCACGGTCTTTTCCATTAGTACTAGCAAAACCTTTGATGTCTAAACCGCCATCATCGTTTTCTCCTAATGTTTTAAAAGTAGATGTTATGTTAAATAGTTTATTCATTATTTTGCTGTCTTATCAACCTTTTTAGGGGCTGGCTTAGCGGCTTTAGGCGCTTCTTTTACTTCAAACATTTCTGCGTGATTTACTTTACACATCTGCTGCATTCTACCCCAAGAACCAAATGGTCTTTTTGCAATCATGAATCGCATTGGAGTATCTGTGGCTGCTTTGTATTCTGTAGCACTCATCATATGTCCTTTTTTGCTGAAGTATTCAGCTAATTGTTTTAGTACGATTTTTTTATTCGCCATTTATATTTTCCTCGTCTTGTGGTGGTCTACCACCTTCTTCGGGATTTGCTGCTGAGCCTGCTATATTTGCAGGTACTCTTGGCTCGTCAAATCCTTCTACTGGTTCTTTACCTAAGGCTTCTCTTGCTTCGTTAGCACTGAATATTCCAGTATTAACTAGTGTTGCATAGTAAGCTGCTTGGTCTCTTAATTCAGGTTGTAAAGCAGGTATATCTGTTACGTCCTCTGAAATTTGAAAACCAAAAAATCTTTCTAATGCATATCCCATCTTTCTTACGATTGGTAGGATAGTTTCAAGATAGTAAAGTCTATGGTTGGGTCTAATATTTGCATTATTCCCTCCGTCTAATAGAATTGGTGGTATTCCCATCGCTTCTAATATAATTCTTTCATTTGATTTGATTCCATCTTGGAAGTCTAAATCTTTAAAACTGATTTCTGTTAAATTTTCTACTTCTAGTCCACCATCTAAAAATAGTGGTCTACGTCCGCCTGAAGCTGGGTTGTATCTTTGTACCCATGCTTGTAGCATTCTTTCTTTAATTTTTTCTGAGAGAGTATTAGGGCTTTTAAGTACTAGTCCTGGAACTGCTCCATTTTTGAAGAAGTTATCCTGGAAGTTTCTCATACTAGATAATAACTGCATAGTTCTTAATGCTGGTTTTAGTCTAGGTACGCCTCTATATATTGATTTGAAACTATTTTCTTTTATATGTATGATTTCATTTACACTATAGTCTATGCTTCCATCATAAGTAAACTTTTCTATATAAGTATCTTTATCGGTATATATTCTAACTTTTTCTGCTGGTAAGTGATAAAGGTGAGCTCCGTCATAGTAGATGAATATATTTCCATCTATTAGTAAGTCAATAATTAAGTTTCTTTTAAAAGTGTTTATATCCTGAAAAGGATTTGGTTCATGATTAAGTAGTAAATTTACTCTTGATTTACGAACATTTTTTACAACACTTGAAAAGCCTTTTACAGGGTCACCCACACTAAGTGGTATTTCTGCAACATCGTCAACAATCATATTAACCGCTCTATTAACTATCTCTAGTTGTTCATATGCGTTTTTATAGTTAATAGTTCTTTCTTGCGAGTCAACAGTCATTCCCTCATTTCGGGAGATAACATATTGAGAAGGATTCAATTTTTCCTCTCTTTGTATTCCTAAGAATCTATCATACCATGCCATATTTGTCTCTCTGTTTCTCGACCCATCGTTGTTGTTTTTTTGCTGTTATCAATTTGGGTCTTTTTCCATATATTGAATGCAAACGTAAATGATGAGTATGGCAAAGTGTTATACATTCATCATACACTTCTACATAATTTTCATCGATGAACTGCTTTCTTATGTCTAGTATCTCTTGCTCTTTTGTTATTATAATCTTTTTCTTTTTTAGCCAAGTTTCTAGTAGTTCGGTCAGTCCATGAAAGTGATGAAAATCTAAATTTTCGCCTGTTCCACATATATAGCAAGTGTCTTTCTTATTATATTGTGATTTGGCTTTATCTCTTACGTATTTAACTAAATCTCTTTTTAGTTCCATATTTCTACTCTTAATTAGAATTATACCAAAAAGTCACATATATTGTCAAGAACTGTTTTTGACAGGTGTAACTAAAAGGTAGTAATTGAGGTTTCAAATGTATATAGGGCATATCGTATAGCATCTGCCATATGAGATGACCCATCATGTTTTGGTTTCTCTCTCATCAAATTAGGGTTTGGATCCCATTGATATTGGTCTAAACATGAGAGAGATTCTTTGCATTGCTGGTCAACAAGTAAAGTTTCGTTGTCGACAATTCCTCCAACAAATCCTATTCCATCTAGTACTGATTTTTTTGCGTTAATAGTACTTATGTCATAGTTTTGTGCAAAGTCATATCTTGTTTGTTGTGCTGCAGAATCAATATAGATATAGTCTATATCCCATTTATGTATAAGTTTTTGTATCTGCATTGCATGTTGTTCGGTTGTTTTTTCAGCATCTAAGTATTCATCTACTAAGTAGTAGTTTTGTGAATCCCAGTCATAAGCAATTACACAAAATGCTGTAGGGTCTTTGTACCCAACATCAAGTCCTGCAAAGACGTCCATTCTGCTAGTATCAAAGTCTTTTAAATTCATAATACATTTTTCATGATTAAACGCCCATATTTGTCCTTCGTATACATTGAAGTCTGCCATATACTCTTGAGCAAACTCAGCCTCAGACA